TAGTCCGTACATGGGCCGCCAGGCACAGCGTGTGCAAATTGTTCAAGCACTCAAGAGTGGTATTGACGCCAGCACCACAGCCAGAGAAGAACAGTTGCTTTACAATCTAATCAGTTGTCCGCAGTATCCAGAGCTGTTGCCAAACTTGGTAGCTCTCAACAACGAGCGCAACAACACAGCATTTGTGATTGGCGATACACCGTTGAGACTTGATCCTCAGGACATCATAACCTGGGCTACCAATAACAACGGGGAAGGAACCAGCACCGGCGATGGACTACAAATTGGCGACATTTATGCAGGTGTGTTCTATCCAAGTTGCCAGACCACAGACCTGTCGGGCAGTCCTGTAGTACAACCGCCCAGCCACATGATGATTCGCACAATTATACGCAGTGATGAAGTTGCTTATCCTTGGCTGGCTCCAGCTGGAACACGCCGAGGCGTAATCGACAATGCCACGCAGATTGGCTATATCAATACCATCACCGGTGAATTTGAAAGCCTGGGTGTACGTCAAGGTTTGCGCGATGTGCTGTATGAAAACCGTATCAATCCAATCACGTTTATACCTGGTGTAGGTATCACTAACTTTGGTAACAAGACCACCACTGGTCTAACCAGTGCCCTGGATCGCATTAACGTGGCACGCTTGGTGGCATTTATCCGTGGACGTTTGGAAAGCATAGCCAAGCAGTTCTTGTTTGAACCCAACGATCAGATCACACGCAACGAGATCACCAATGCTATCACCAGCTTGATGATTGATTTAGTGGCCAAGCGCGGTATCTACGACTACCTGGTAGTTTGTGATTTGACCAACAACACACCAGCTCGTATCGACCGTAACGAACTGTATGTAGACATAGCTATTGAGCCTGTAAAAGCAGTTGAGTTTATCTACATTCCAGTTCGTATCAAGAACACTGGAGAAATTGCTAGCCAATCAGTATAAGGAACAGGGCGGCCAAAAACCGCCCCTTTCCCCTAGCATAAATAACAGTACTTAGGAGATGCCCAAACTCAAGTATCGCTTTAGAGTGATATTTGAAAACTTTGGTGTATCAACACCTCGCACAGAGTTGACCAAACAGGTCATGGATTTTGCTCGTCCTAGCGTGAGTTTCACGAACATTGATCTGCCAATTTACAACAGCACTATCAAATTGGCTGGCAAATACAGCTGGGAACCAACCACTTGCCAACTGCGTGATGATGCTGCGGGCAACGTCAGCAAGCTCACAGGCGAACAACTACAGAAACAGTTGGACTTCATGGAACAAAGTTCTGCAAGTTCGGGCATTGACTACAAGTTCCTTACCAGATTTGAAATCTTAGATGGCGGCAACGGAGCCAATGAACCCGTGGTATTAGAAACCTGGGAACTGTATGGTTGCTATCTACAAACAGTAAACTACAACAACATGGACTATGCTCTCAGTGAAGCAGTGACCATAAGCATGACAATCATGTTTGACAATGCTATCCAATATCCAGTTGGATCTGGCGTAGGTGCTACTGTTGGAAGAACTTTGGGTGACATTGCCACTGGTGTTGGCGGACTAAGCGGCGCCTAAACATCATGAGCTTTTTTGGCGAAGACTTCCTGCAAGGATTCTTCGGCGCTGATGGTCTCAAAGACTATAGTCACGCCGCCAAAACTTTCCGCACCAATGGTTACGAGCTCAGTCCTAGACTAAAATTTCTTTTCCATGTTTATTTTACAATAAACACCGGACAAATTCCTGCATTACAAAATGCCTTTGGCGATGGTGAAGTAGCCACAGTGGGTCTCATGGTCAAAACTGTGCAGTTGCAAACTTATACCATTTATTTAGAAACAATTAACCAGAAAAATCGCAAGCGACTGGTCCAGACCAAGATCAATTACAATCCTGTGCAGATAGTGTTCAATGATGATCAAAGCGATTTGATCCGTAACATGTGGTACAACTACTATAGATACTACTACAAAGACAGTACATATCCTTATGATAATGCAGCCAGCATCAATGGCAGCATTGGCAATCTCCAGACCTTGCAAAATGGATTCAACTACAACGGCAGCGACATTTATGAAAACAGCCGGCAAGTTGGTGATTGGGGTTATATCGGCGAAGGCTATCAAGATTCTGTTACTTCTATTGGCCAGGCCTTGGGCAGCAACAACAAACCTCCTTTTTTCCGTGACATCAAGATCTATGGTCTCAGCCAAAAGAAATTTGCCAGCTACGTATTGATCAATCCAGTGATCACTAACTGGGATCACGACACCTATGATTATTCACAAGGTGGCGGCACCATGACCAATACCATGACCATACGCTACGAAACTGTCAAATACTTCAATGGTTATGTAGGCGGCAACCAACCCAGCAACACTGTGGTAGGCTTTGCTGATCCCAATCACTATGATGTCACACGCAGTGGAATTTCACGTCCGGGCAGCCAGGCCACAGTGTTTGGACAAGGCGGACTGGTCGATGCCGGTGTCGGCTTGTTGGAAGATCTCAATGCCCTGCAGACAGGACAAGGTGGATTACAAAACATTTTGGGTGCGGTGCAAAAAGCTGGCACAGCCTATCAAACATTCAAAGGCAAGGACATTGCCAGCATAGCCAATCAAGAAGCCAAACAAGCAGCCAATCAAATACTTCAGACCAGCTTGCCAGGCGCAATGAGACAAGTGGTCAACGCTGGCAACGGTATATTCTTCCCCAATGCTCCCAAGAATCCCACAACCAATCGCACTGTGGGCACAGGCATAGGCGCTGGAGTATTAGGGCCCAATTCACGCATAGGATTCTAAATGGGTACCACAGTCAACTATGCCAATCCCAATGTCGACGGCACAGTAAAAATCTTTGATGAATTTTATGTGTATTCGGCCAATGTTCCGCAGTTGGAATACGATGCCATCTACAGTTATTTCCGCAGCGTGTTTGATACCTCTGAGGCTGCTGGTAATTTCACAGTCAGCGTGTTTAGGATCAGCGAAAGCAGTGGCATACCTGCCATGGAGTTGTTGCAACAGTTCCAAGGACAAAGCCAACCAGAACTGACCTTGACCTTGGCCTACTATCTCAACAGTGTGCGCAGTGATTCCACTTTGCTGGGCGTGAATCAACCAACCCAGCCCAACTTTTATGTGGCCAGGAATGTGAGACAATGACATGGCCAACAATTTCCGGCAAGGATTTTTCCAAGTAAAAAACCCTCACAAGTATGTAGGACTGGGCCGACCAAAATATCGTTCGGGTTGGGAAATGACTTTTATGATGTTTCTTGACAACAACGACCATGTGTTGCAGTGGGCCAGCGAAGGTGTAAGCATACCTTATCGTAATCCTATCACAGGCAAGCAGAGCATGTATGTGCCAGATTTTATTGTGACCTATCGCGGTCGCGACAACACTATGCGTGCTGAAATGATTGAAATCAAACCCAAAAAACAAAGCATCATAGAAGAACGCCAAAGCCAGCGAGATCGTGCGCAGGTGGCCATAAACTATGCCAAATGGGCCGAAGCTCAAAAATGGTGCCGACGCAACGGCCTGACTTTTAGAGTCATAACCGAAGATCAAATATTCCACAGTCCCAGCAGAAAAACCGGTAAATAGGGTATGACCCGAAAACTGGAAGAACTTTTTGATTTGCCACCCAGCGGTTGCGACAGCGAAACCACGGAACCAGACACGGTTCCTGCTACTCAAATGCAACTGCAAGAAATTGACGCTACCATAGACAAGATTGATCAGGCCCTGCCGGCTGTGCGTGGGCTGGATGCGTCGGATGCCGAAATGGACGAATTAGCAAACAAAGCGCAGGAGACTTTTGACAATCTAATGGACCTGGGCTTCAATGTGGACAGCAGGTATGCCAGTGAAATTTTTGCTGTAGCTGGAACCATGCTGGGACACGCACTCACAGCCAAGACTGCCAAGCTGAACAAAAAGCTCAAAATGGTTGAGTTGCAGATGAAAAAAGTCAAACTGGATCGTGATGTGCAAGGCGATGAGCCCGCACAAACAGCACACGGACAGGTGTTGAGCCGCAACGATTTGTTGGAAATGATCAAAGGGTCCAAGGACCAAAACAATAACAAAGCATAAATAGGATATAGGGATACAAATATGAAAAATTTTCAAGAATACCTGGCAGAAAGCCAAAGAACCTACAATTACCGCATCAAAATCGTAGGTGACGTCGAGCCCGCCTTGATCAAAATGTTAGAAGAAAAGCTCAAGCAGTTTGATCCAGTCAAAGTGTCAGCTGTCAAAAAGACACCCATACAGCTCAAGCCCGCAGACTTTCCTGCACACGCCAATGAAAGCGTCAGCGCCATGGATTGCGAATTCCGCTATCCGGCCATTGAGCCACAGATCCAGCAGATCGCTCAACTCCTAGGACTTGATCCAAACCGTATCCGTTTGTTGACCACAGCCTATGAAGACAGCATGGCCGATG